TAATGGAAATGCCAAGTAAATATTTTTATGATAAAAAAGCAGCAGAAAAAGCTGTTAATTGGATTGAAAAATATGTTACCCATGTAAAGGGTGAATTACAAGGTAAACCCGTAATTTTAGAAGATTGGCAAAAAAATGATATTGTAAAACCATTGTTTGGTTGGAAAAATAAACAAACTAAATTAAGAAAATACAGAACTATTTATATTGAATTACCCCGGAAAAATGCGAAATCAACCCTGGCAGCAGCAATTGGATTATATCTATTAACAGCAGATGGTGAACCCGGTGCTGAAATATATAGTGCGGCAGCTGATCGCGGGCAGGCTGGGATTATTTTTGATGTTGCCAAAAGAATGGTGATCCAAAGAAAAGCATTATCAATGAGGGTTAACACCTGGAGAAATTCAATTGAATATCCAAAAACCGGATCACATTACAAAGCCATATCCGCAGATGCATCAACAAAGCATGGTTTTAACGCGCATGGAATTATTTTTGATGAACTGCATACACAAAAAAACAGGGAATTATTTGATGTACTAACAACATCGGTTGGTTCAAGGCGGCAACCGGTAACCCTGTTACTAACAACAGCTGGTACAGATCGCAATTCAATTTGTTATGAAATGCATGAATATGCGCGAAAAGTAAAGGATGGAGTAATTAAAGATGATACATTTTTAGGCATAGTTTATTCTGCACCCAAAGAAATGGATATTTTTGATCTTAAAACTTGGAAGCTGGCAAACCCTGGTTTTGGATCAATAGTTAAAGCTGATTATATTGAATCTGAAGCACAGCGAATAAGAAACAACCCAAACCGGGAAAATGCGTTTCGGCAATTACATTTAAATCAATGGACCAGTTCAATTTATTCATGGGTTTCAGATGATGTATGGATGGCATGTAATTTAGAAAAAATTAATGAAGCTGATTTTTATGGTTCTGATGTTGTTTTGGGATTGGATTTAGCATCAACGGATGATACAACATCTTTAATTTGTTTGTTTGTTGATGGTGCAAATATATTGGGGATTATGCCATTTATTTGGATACCCCAGGAAATGATTGAAACAAGGCAAAACCGAGGTGATCTACTCTATAAAAATTGGCATGACCAGGGCTATTTATTATCAACACCTGGAAATGTAACTGATTACCGGATAATAGAAGATACCATTTTAAAAATACATGATAAATTTAATATTAAAAAAATTGGTTTTGACAAATGGAACAGCAGCCAACTAATTATTAATCTAACTGATTCAATTGATCCAAATGTATTTGATAAGGTTGAAATGAATATTGGTAATTTATCCGAACCAACAAAGCGTTTTTATTCACTTATAAAAAACAAGAAAATAAATCATGGCGGGCATCCAGTATTGCGCTGGATGATGTCAAATGTGATGATATGGCAAGATACAAATGAAAATATAAGACCATCAAAAAAAAGCAGTACAGATAAAATTGATGGAATTATGGCAATCATTATTGCCCTGGCATCCTTTTGGAGTAACCCGGAAAATGATGATATTGATAAAAGATTTTTAAATGATGGTTTCACTAAAATATAATTAAAATGTTAGATGAAAAAGCAAAATTATTAATGACCGCAAAAGGATATGACAAAGCATTTACCAATATTTTATCCAGCGCAAAAGTAACAACCCAGGTTGAAGCATTTAAAATTTTGGAACAGGAATATAAAAGTTATTTTGGAAAAACTAAATATACCAATTTTCAGAGTTACCGACAAGCCAGGGATAAAAGATTAAAAAGAAAATAATAAATGTATTTTTTGTGGTTCACATAAAACGCGGAGATTTAAAATATATTTGAAGGGAAAATCAAAGTCTTTGTTTAATTAATGATCTTATTGATGCAATCCAACAATGGTGCGAAAAACCCACATAATTTTATAAGTTATCAACAAAGGTTGTTCAAAGAAAGGTAACATGATGTTGATAGAAAGGTAACCAAGTTACATTGACAAATTTTTAATCCCGCCATATTTTTGCGCCATACATTTTTTAAAAAAAGTATGGCATCAACAAAATATAAAATTTTTGGTATTCCTGTATGGGAAAAACGAAGTTCAGAGTTAGGAACTTATAAAAACCCATCTTCCAGGTTAGTTGATATTATGGGCGGTGAATCATCAACCGGTATTGCAGTTACCCAACAAACTGCATTAACATTTTCAGCAGTTTGGGCATGTGTTAGAATATTATCAAATACAGTTGCCATGCTGCCATTTGGTGTTTATAAACAATCAAATGGAGAAAAACAATATTCACCAAAACATCCCATACACCCAATAATTCATTCAGAACCCAATAAAATAATGTCTGCGTTCACCTGGCGGCAGGTAATGCAATCACATGCTACTTTAAAGGGAAATGCATATTCAATAATAAAAAGAAACGGATCATACCGACCAACAGAATTAAAATTAATTCAAAACCCGGATGATGTGCAGCCGTTTGAATATAATGATGATCTGTTTTATAAAATAAAGGGTTATGATAATCCTTTCCAGGCAGATGATGTTTTTCATATTCGCGGGATTGGATTTGATGGAATACAAGGTAAATCAGTTTTAACTGTTGCCAGGGAAAGCATTGGATCAGCTTTAGCAATGCAGAAATATGGCGGCACTATTTTTAAAAATGGTGGGGCAAAGCGGGTTGCATTAACACATAATAGTGTTGTAAAGGATGTAAATGCGCGTAAAAACATTTTGAACAGTTGGAATGATACCTATGGCGGAGCTAATAAATTAAATGATGTTGCATTAATTGATGGTGGTTTTGATGTTAAGGAAATTGGAATGAATCCGGAAGATGCGCAATTTATTGGATCGCGTGAATTTTCAGTTAATGAAATTGCAAGGTATTTTGGTTTGATCATGGATTTATTGGCAACCGATAAAAACCCAACCTATGCATCAGCAGAACAAAGAGCAATTGATTTTATAAAATATACAATGACACCCTGGCTGGTAACATGGGAAAGTGAAGTTAACAGAAAATTATTTAATGAATCTGAAAAATCAGATTATTATTCAAAATTTACATTGGAAGGATTATTACGCGGAGATGCAAAAGCCAGGGCGGAATATTACAAGGATATGTTTTATATCGGTGCATTAAACCGGGATGAAATACGAGCATTGGAAGAAAGAAATAAAATAGTTGGCGGTGATAAATATTATTTGCAAACCAACATGGCAGAAGCAAATGATTTAGAAAAAATACATGATAAAACCAAATCATAAATGGAAACAAAAAACAAAATATTACAGCGTTTTTCTGATTGTGAAATAAAAGTGGAGCAGCGCGAAGATGGCGAAGAAACCAGGAAAATTACAGGATATGCAGCTGTTTTTAACAAATGGTCCAATCCCCTGGGAATGGATGGCTGGTTTAGGGAAAAAATTGATGCGCGAGCATTTGATAATGTTTTAAATGATGATGTTGTTGCGGTTTTTAACCATGATAATAATATCATTTTAGCCAGGAATAAAAAAACATTAAATCTTTTAATTGATGAAATTGGTTTGCGCTATGAATTTGATGCACCTAAATCACCAAATGGAGATAATATTTTGGCAGCTGTTGAACGCGGGGATATTGTTGGATCATCATTTAGGTTTATTCCTAAAACAACACAATGGCAACCAAGTGATCAAGATGGAATTGAAGAAGATAGAACAATTACTGAAATCAGTAATTTAATTGATGTTGGACCGGTAACTTTTCCGGCATATCCGGACAGCACAGCCAGCGCAGATATGCGTGATTTTGAAGCTGCTAAAAACGAAAGAAAACAACCGGATCAATGGCAAAGAAAAATAAAAGAACAGGAGTTAAAACTATATAAATAAAAGAGTTTTTAATTAATAATTATTATGAAAACAAGTAAATCGTTAAATGAATCAAAAGCTGCCGTATGGGAACGCGCCCAGGGGCTTGTTGATGCTGCAAAAGCAGAAGAACGCGAAATGAACACAGAAGAAATAAAAAATTATGACAGTTTGCTTTCAGAAATGAACAGCATGGATACTGAAATAAAAAGAGCAGAAGCCACAGAAAAAAGACAAATTGAAATGGCTGGATCATTTATTAATTCTGAAACATCAAAACAAGAAAAAAAAGAAGTAGGAAATTATTCATTTGTTCGCGCAATCAGATCAAAAGCTGAAGGTCGTGAATTGGATGGTTTGGAAAAAGAAATGCATGATGAAGCAAAACGCGAAGCACAACAAAATGGTGTTTCTGTTTCCGGCATTGGTATTCCATCACTTGTTTTAGGTGAAAAAAGAGATTTGACAGTTGGAACAGATAGCCAGGGGGGTTATACAGTACCAACAGCTGTTGATGGTTTTATTGATGCACTGCGCGCAAAAATGTTAACTACACAATTGGGTGGGCAATTAATGACAGGATTAAGCGGCAACATTGATATACCAAGACAAGCAACAGCAAGTTCTGCAGCTTGGGAAGGTGAAAATGATGCAAACGCAGAGCAATCACCAACATTTGAAAAAATTAGTTTATCCCCAAAAAGATTAGGTGGTTATTCAGAGATTTCAAAACAGCTTATCATGCAATCATCAATTGATGTTGAGAATTTTGTAAGAAATGATCTTATGATGGCAATAAGTTTGGCAATTGATTCAGCTGCTATTAATGGAAGCGGTTCATCAAATCAACCAACTGGAATATTAAACACAACTGGAATTGGTTCTGTTGCTGGTGGAACAAATGGAGCAGCCCCAACATATGCAGATATTATAAATCTTGAAAGAGAAGTTGCGGTTGATAATGCTGATTTGGGTAACCTGGCATTTTTAACAAATCCAAAAGTAAGAGCAAAACTAAAAGGCACAGCATTAGATTCCGGTAGTGGTCTATTTGTTATGCAGTCAAATAATGAATTAATGGGATATAAAGCTGGGGTTTCAACCCAAGTTCCAAGCGATTTGACAAAGGGAACAGGCACAGCATTATCAGCAATAATATTTGGTAATTGGAATGATCTGATGATAGGACAATGGGGCGGTTTAGATATAGTTGTTGATCCTTATACATTGGCTACAACAAACATGTTACGCGTTGTTGCCAATTCATGGTGGGATGTAGCATTGCGCCATCCGGAAAGTTTTGCAGCAATGGTTGATGCTGTTACAACATAAGCAACCAAATTATTGCTTTTTTGATAGTTCCGCGCAATTTTGCGCGGGGCTATTTTAAAAATTTAAAACTATGAATGATAAAATAAAAGTAATTTTTTTAAAAAATGCAATCGGTGTTGGATTGGCATATTTTAAAGATGATGTTGCTTTTTTAAATCCGCCAAGTTATGATGATCTGTTTGATATGGGTTATGTTGAAAAATATGATGGTGATGTGCCAAATGATGGATCATTACCTTTTGACATTCCGGGGCATCAGAAATTAATCACAGCGGGTTTTGAATCACTTGATGAAATTGCCAAAGTTGAAGATTTAACAATTATCCAGGGGATTGGCAAAGTTTTATCAAAACAAATTATTGAGTATATAAATAAATAACAATGGTTTACAAGCTAAAAACAGCAGCCACATCAGAACCGGTTACATTAACAGAAGCAAAAGCACATTTGCAAGTTACAGTAAGTGATGATGATACTTTTATAGGATCATTAATTACCGCTGCGCGTATGCATGTGCAAAGCTATATGCATAGGCAGCTTATGCCATCAACCTGGCAACTGTTTTTGGATGTATTTCCAAGTGATACAATTTATATAAAAGAATGTCCGGTAACGGCAATAAGCTCAATAAAATATGTTGATGAAAATGGTAGTGAACAAACATTATCATCATCATTATATTCTTTGGATAAAGAAAGTGAACCAGCGCGGCTAAACCCTGTTTATGGCGAAAGCTGGAAAACTACACAAACCCAAAACAATGCCGTTACAATTGAATTTACTGCCGGATATGCAGATGCTGATTCTGTACCTGGTGCAATTAAAGCGGCAATATTATTATTGGTTGGGTTTTTATATGAAAACAGAGGGGATGAAGGTCATAGGACCATTCCAAAAAGCATATATCATTTAGTTGATCCATATAAATCATTTGATTTTTATGAATAAAAACATTCCAAATATTAGTGCATTTTATCATTCAATTAATATTGAAACGCCAACATTGACAAAACAGTCAAATGGTGAAGATGTAAAATCATGGGGTGTTTTTTTGTCAACAATGGCAGCGATCCAGGTAAATAAAGTTAATGAAAAAGCTGAAAACAACATGTTATATTCTGATGATACTTTTAATTTTTACATCAGAACAAAAACCGGGATAAACCGAAAAATGCGGGTGGTTTATAATAGCGATTATTATAATATAGTTGGTATAATTACCATTGGCAGAAGATACCAAATCATTAAAACAAAACTTGTGGAGTAATGAACATAACTTTTGAAATAAAAGATTTAAAACGCGTTAGGCGGCAAATGGATGCATTACCCGATAAACTGCAAAGACAAACAATATTGCCAATATTAAGAAAAAGTACGCGCCCATTAATTAACACAGCTAAATCAAAGCTGTTAAGTCATGGGCAAAATTACTCATCACTTGCAAAAAGTATAGGCAACATAACAGCCAAAAGTAAAAACGCAATTATTTATGTTGGTCCAAGAGTAAAAGGCAAATGGAAGTATATTGGTTATTATGCAGCATGGGTGGAATATGGTGTAAAAGGTATTAAAAAATCCCGCGGTGGGAGTGCTAAAAAAGCAAAAGATAATAGCTATGCCGGTTATGTGGCTGGCATAAAAAAAGGCGGCAGATATAGAAAAGATCAACCAGCGCGCCCATTTATGCGCCCAGCAATTGATAATCAAAAATCAAATATTGGTGGTTTGTTAACTAAAAATTTTGCAAAATATTTGGATAGGGTAATTCAAAGAAATCTGAAAAAATTATGATCGGGGATATTGTTTATAATATACTTTCAAATGATTCAAATGTTACCGGTTTGGTTGGAACAAAGATTTATCCATTAATGGCAACCCAGGGAACTGAATTGCCATATATAACATACCAAGTAATTTCAACATCACCCAATAAAAATAAGGACCGGGAAATATCATTAAAAGCTATTAGGTTGCAAATTGATATAATTGGAAATACATATTCATCAGTAACAAATATATCTGATAAAGTTGTTGATGCAATATCATATAAAACGGGAAATTATAGTGGTTATGATGTTGATATAATAACTTTTGAAGATGAAAATGATTTATCTGATATTGAAAATGATTTTTACCGAAAAGAACAGGATTATATAATTAGAATAAAAATATAAACATGGCAAAGAAAAAACAAGAATCTGATCCGCAATACATTGGCGGAGGATACCAGGTAACATTAACCAGGGATTTTCAGCGTTTGGATGGGAAGGTGATCCCAGCGGGTAGAACTTTTTATGTAACTGGGGATTTTTATACCCAATTAAAAAGTGATGGATATTTAGAAAAAAAAATTGATAAACAAAACAAAATAAAAATTAAAGAGTAATGGCAACAGCGGGAACAATTAACGGAACTATTTTGGCGATCTATATAGGCGGCACTAAAATAGACAAACAATTATCAGCATCATTTAGTTTTTCACATGAACCAAGAGAATCCATAACAAAAGATGATGGTGGCTGGGGTACTAAAAGACCAGGAAAAAAATCATGGGAAGCATCCGGAGATGCTGAAACAGCATTTGATGCGACTGAAGGCTATGATGAATTATCAACAGCTTTAATAAATGGAACTGCATTAACATTATTATTTTCAACTGAGGTTTCCGGTGATACAACATTTACCGGAACAGCTTATATAACAAAATTTGATGTTGAAGCTGGTGTTGAAGAAGATAGTAAAATCAGTTATGCATTTGCTGGAAGTGGTTTACCAACAAAAGGAACAGTAACTTAGTAATTTTTTCTCATACTTTGAACCCCATCTGCTATTTTGGTGGGTGGGGTTTTTTTTAAAATTAAAAAATAAAAGCAATGAATGAAGTAATAATTAATGGTAAAAAATATCCGGTGAAATTCGGATTAAGTAGGATCAAATCCTTTGCATTATCTAAAAATTTAAAAACAATTGAACAATTTGATAAATGGGTTGCAAAATTATCAGATGGAAGTTTTGAATCAATTCAAAACATGGGTGAGTTACTTTTAACAGGAATCCAAAGGGGTTGTCAAAAAAGTGATATTGATTGTGATGTTGATGTTGATGATGTTATTGATATGGCATTTGAAAATGCAGATGAATTTGGTAAATTAACTACAATATTAAAATTATCAATGGATACTGGTGAATCATTAAATGTTTCAAAGCAAACAAAAAAAAAGAAATAACAACCTGGCTTTGGATTGAACAGCAAGCGTTGGGGGTTTTGAATTTAAGTTTGGATGATTACCAAAACATTGAGTTGGGTGAGTTCTTTAATAAAATGATGGGGTTTTTTGATCACAAAAAAGAAACCGAAAAACGAGAATGGGAACGCAGTAATTATTTGGTGTATTCTATTATGATGAATAATCCATATATAAAAGACAATAAAAAACCAAAATCGTTTGCTGATTTCTTAAAAGGAAATAAAAAACCCACAATAAAAAATACAAATCAATTGAAGCAATTTATTGATTTTGAATAAATAAAACATGGCAAGAAATTTATCTTCATTAACTTTATTGGTTGGAGCAAATATAAAAGGTTTCCAAACGCAAATGCGGAAAATGTCGCGGGACATGAAGCGGGTTGGTGGTCAGATGAAAAATATGGGCAAATCAATGTCCATGTATGTAACCGCGCCAATAATTGCCCTGGGTGCTGCATCGGTTAAAACATTCGCCAATTTTGAACAAGAAATGGCAAAAGTTAATGCCGTTAGTGGTGCAACAAATGCTGAATTTCAAAAATTAACAAAAAATGCTAAACTGCTGGGAGAATCAACCCGATTTACTGCCAGCCAGGTTGCCGCGTTGCAGCTTAATTACTCAAAATTAGGATTTAAACCCGATGAAATATTAAAAGTTACTGATGCAACATTAAATTTGGCATTGGCTACTGGTTCAGATTTGGCAGAAAGTGCCACAGTTGCAGCATCAACATTAAGGGGTTTTGAATTATCAGCCAGCGAAATGCAAAGGGTTACCGATGTAATGGCATTAAGTTTTTCATCCAGCGCGTTGGATTTGGAAAAATTTAAAACCGCGATGGCAACAGTTGCCCCGGTTGCTAAAAATGCCGGGATGTCGTTGGAACAAACAACCGCCATGCTGGGGGTTTTGGTTAATCGCGGGGTTGATGCATCAACAGCCGGCACATCATTAAGGAACATATTTTTAACGCTGGCAAAAGATGGAATTACATTAGAACAAGCATTTAGTAGAATAAATAATGCAAGTAATAAAAATAAAGAATCATTAGCTTTATTTGGAAAAAGGGGGGCAACAGTTGCCACTATCCTGGCGGAAAATACAGAAGAAGCGGGAAATTTAGCTGTTAAATTTGATAATGCA